CAGTAGTGACAATTCCGGCAGGAATGAGCGTTTCAAAAATATCATCATCCCTTGGTTCGATGGTTATAGATGACTGTAACCCTAGAGTATAATTTGTTATCTTTCCAGCAATAACGTGCGTCAGGTCTTCCCTGTCAATTGTTGCGTTGAGTCCACGCAATTCTTCTTCTGCCGCTATTTCATCCCATGTTGGGTCAACACCGTTATCGGCATTGGCTATCGGAATGGTTATTGGTTCTGTTTCGACTACTCCATAAAATAGGTTTGGAATCGAACGTGAAATTTCAACGTCTTCAATTATGTCACCACGATATTCCGTTGGAGGGCCAGTAAGAATAACGCCTTCTGGTGTTGTTAATATTTCGATTTCGGGCGTAGTGAAATATGCTTCAAGATGGCCACCTTCTATGGCTATTCTTAAAACATCAGAAGACCTACTTATATTACATAGAAGATTCATATCCGTTCTCTAAGTCTTATTGAACTTCCGGTTATAATATCGTGAATTGTGTATGTTCCTTTATAGTTGTCATCCCTTAAGCAGAAATATACTTTTGATGTATCAGTTGTAATGCAATTATTTTCATAAAAAATAATCGTATCAGATATATTCGTATTGTTAAGTGTTGTAAGGTCTGATTCTGAAGTAAGGCTTCTCTTGCCAAACATAAGCGTCCCTACCCACCTTATTGGCCCACGCTCTGTCCTTTCAACGTGTCCTGACTTCAATTCAAGGTCTTCATACGCCCTTTCAGCACCACGTTCATATCCTTCGCTCATGTTAGTAGTCATTTCATTACCAGAATCAAGTATTCCAACCCTGCCAATTTCCCACTTACTTGTATAGTCTCCAACCGCAGTCGCCGTTTCTGGAATGCATATTGCCAAGAACCTATAATTAAAGGATGCCAACGGGATATAAGATTTGTATCTGTTTACTTGGGTGTCTTTGCTTATGGTTATCCCCGTTGTTGCAAACGTTGCTCCAGACCAATCAGTTGAAAGGCTTGAGGCGTGTCCTAGTATAGAACATTTATCAAAGTTTACATCATCCAAGACAATTGCTGATACTGTTTTCGCAGCACCCATATCAAAATACATTACAGGGGTTATCGAAGACATGCTGGCGGAATCCATGCGCCATCTTCGCTTAAGGCTTCCGTGGTTCATAACGTTAGCGGCAGCAAAGCCCGTAGCTGTTGATGCTGCTGTAATGTTTGCCGACGATACTGTTATTATATCTCCTGAAGTGAAGATTGCCATTTAATGACCTCTAGCCGTTTGCTGTGTTAGTTTTCTTCCCAAAGAAGACCGCATGAAACTTTCAACTTCTGCCCTTACTTCTTTTGCCACTTCTTTAGGTTTATCGTTTCCAGTTATATTAATATTAAAGTTGACTTCAATTCCTCCACTTGCAAGCTCTGGATAGTCGTATCCGGCAGGAATGATTTGTTCACCCTCATGGACATAAGCAAGTCCAGTTTCGGGTACATAATTAGTACCTAGGGCATAACCGCCGAACTGTTTTTCCCAGCCCTCTGCTATTATTGGATACTTTTTAAAGATGTCCCAAATAGTGTCATCTGGAGTGAACCACATTGTTTCTTGACCAGGAATTGACAGTGACATAATGTGGCCTTCATAGAACTTTTCCATTGCTCCTTGGCCCCACTGTGCAGACACATCATAGGTTTGTCCAACTTCGCCAGTAGCTAGGTTTTTTTGGTATGCTTTGGTAATTGCTTCCCATTGGCTTGACAACCACGCTGGCATTTCAATTTCAGCGCCACCACCGCCACCGCCTCCACCACCGCCTCCACCGCCTCCAGTTCCACCATCAACGTTAACGATTAGTTCTAGTGCTTCGATTGCATCCCTTATTTCCCTTAGTGCGTCTAATTGGTCAATGGCAACATCCCATTCAAGATTTGCATAGTCTTCCATATAGCTCATTATGCTTGTAAGTTCGGCTATTGTTTCAGCATAAATGGTCTGATATTCTGTTGATGGTCGCTGATACGCTTCCTGCGCTAGTGAAAGATAATTATCATATAGCTCCTGAAGTATTTTGGCTGCTTGTGCTTGATCTTCAACAGAACCAAATGAAGCAACATATTCTGCGGCAGTCTGCCCACCAAGAAGGTCTGTAATTGCACCTTTGGCTATCCCTAACCGTTCGATTGCATCCTGTGGATTGGCGGTAGTTGTTCTATATCCCAATACCTGTGCAGCTATATCATCGTATGTATCTTTCCATGTTCCTATCGTCGATTCAAGTTCTTTAAGTGCATCTAGTTGTGTTTGGGCTGTTTCCTTGGCATAGTTTGCAGTACTTTCCGATGCACCTGCTGCCGACTGTGATGCTGCAAGCGCTGCCATCTGCATATCGTAATAGTCTGTTGCCTGTTCAACAAGGTATTGCTGATATTCAACCGGAAGTCCAGTCATTGAAGCTATGTTCTGTAGGTTTGCAGCAAGGGTTTCAGCATACCCGTAACTTTGGCCATACTTCATAGACCCCATGGAAGATGCAAGTGAATTGGCCAACGATGCTGCGGATGCATTAATTTCAGCTTGGATAGCATTGGCTGCATCTATCACGTCTTGTTCTATGTCTCCAACCATATATCCGAAAGCTATCCCAATGCGGTCTATTCCAGCTATATATGTGTCTGCATCCATGGAACTTTCAATAGAAGCCCATGCGTCCAATTGTGTGTCTCTCCAATCGGTGGCGTTTTTAATTAACAAATCATAATCAGATAATTCATGCGCACTAATAATATCTTCCGTAGCGGACATCATCGCTGACGTAATATCTTCAATACTAGAATAGTAAGTATCAGCCGCCTCCGATGCTGAAAGCAGAACAACAAGTGCCTCTTTTCCACTTTCGGTAGTTAAATCAAGACCTTCTATAAGTGACCGGAATCCATCTCTTGTGGATGGAAGCGTCATGTTCAAGTCTGTGAAGGTTCCCGTCAACTGTTCTTGGATACGGAGTTGTTTCTCTGCATCCGTAAAGAATTTATCGTAATATGATTCAGCATTTTCACGAAAAGTTTCAAGGTCTCCAGCTATCCCTATGATAGATTCCGAAAAACCTATTATTTCTGGGATTGTTCCGGTGAACGATTGCCCGATCATTCCCAAGGTATCAATTACAATAGCCTTATCAACAACAAGTCTAGTTGCCGTTTCTAGCAACCCCTCTCCAACCTGCTGATAAACCCCTATCAAGTCACCGAACAAAGCTCCTGCTGCCGTATCACCAATTGCTGAGAAATATTCAGTTAATGCCTTGTTTACGCCTTCAGCGTCTAAGTCCTTGAGGTCAAGTTTTCCACCTTCAAAGACATAGTTAAGGGTAGCTTCCATATCAGTTCCAAGCGAAGTGGTTAATTCTATAAGGGTTGAACCAATATTCTGGAAGACCTGATCTAAGAGGCGGGAAACATCTTCGTCAAGTTCATAATATTTTGTATATCTCTCTGTCTTGTCAGAACTAAACCATCCGCCCTCTGTAGTTTTTTTGATATCAACAAATTGCTGAGCGCCGATTCCCCCTCCCTCCTGAAGAGATGCGATGGTGGCTGCGTTAGTTGCTAGGCCAGAACCAGTGACCTTCTTAGTTGTACCACCACCAAAGATGCTGTCAACAAAATTAGATACGATCTTGTTTGCCCATGATGTAAACCCAAATGTCAGTGTATCAAGAACCTTATCAAATCCAAGATACGATAACTTATTAAATTTGTCCCATGCAGATTGCATGCTTCCAATAGTAGATGATGAAACTTGAAAATCATCAACTCCGCCAGTCCTGAAAATAGAGGACACAAGGCCAGTGATATTCTGATTCAGATCCTTCATTTCATTATAGATACCAGACAATTCTCTGTATTCCATATTGTAGGTATCTTCAAGAAGTTCCCATGATTTTGTGGTTGATTCACTACCCGTACCAGCTTCAGCACCAAGAACGGTGCTTGCAGTAAGAGAAGATGCTGACGAACCACCACCCCCACCGCCGCCAAAGGATATGCCAGCCTTTGAAAGTGTTGTAGCCATTAAAGCAGTCATTGCAGCAACACGTGCAAATGCGGTGTAGGGGTCGCCAGAGCCTTGAGTTGTAATAGCCACCACTGCGGCTTTTACGGCAGTAGCAAGAAGCATTGCCTGCTCTGCAACTTGAAAGGCCATGGCTATGTCGTGTAGCCTGTTTCTAGCGCTGCTGTCTTCGTCATAAAGTTGGCTTAACCCCTCAAACATGTCTGAATAGCCAGCCCACTGACTTTCAATGTGAGAAATTTCGTTATTATACATCTCTTCCGCTAAAGCGTTCCTTGACTTAACCGCCTTAGCATTTGCGGCTGTTACTTCCTCGCCAGCAGCAATATCTGCCTTCCTACGTACTTCAATAAGTTCTAACATCTTGTCGTGATATGTTTCTTCAAATCCAATCAAGTCTTTGTAATAACTAGCCTTTTTAGCAAGATCATCTGCCGTGGTGTCTCCCTGCTTTGCCACATAAGCATCCAACATAACCCTTCTTATTTTTTCGGCAACTTCTGCTGTAATTTTGTATTCAGTCTGCATATATTCTAAATAATTGTTAAGTCTTTCTACATATTCATCGTATTCAAACTGAGTATCACCCTTTATGATTCTTTGATATTGTTCATCAAAATCTTCCTTCAGTTTTTCGCTTTCTTTTCTTGCAGTTTCTTCGCCCTTAAGATATGCCTCCCAGCCTCTTTCATTTATTTTTCCTTCTTCAGCCCACGCCTTTTCGGTTTCAGTTACTATGTCTTGAAGGGCTTTCTTTTCAGCAGCAGCCCTTGCAATAGCACGCTGAACCGCCTGTTCTATCATTGCTTTTTGTACTTCTTGGTCTGCCTTTGCGTATTCACTTCCGATGGCGGTTATTTCTTCTGTGTATTTTTCAGTAAGTCTTACTTTTTCTTTATAACTTTCATCGGCATAATCGTTTATTAGTTTTTCAGTTTGCCTAGCGACTTCAACCTTTCTTGCCATCATTGCCTTGTATTCTATCGCCTGCTGTTCATCTCTTGCACCAACGGGGCCTAGGTTTCCCTTTGCAACATATTCCGCTGCTTCAAGTTTTGTAATTACTTCTTTATATCTGTTTACTTCCTTAATTAAAGATGCCACATCTTCTTCTAATTTCTGATATATAGAAGTTCCGGTGGCACTAGAATCTTGCTCTACCATCCACCCCATTGTATGCTTAGCAGCAGATATTTTAGCTTCTGTTTCTGAAACAAATTTCTTTGCTTTACTTAATACATTATCGAAGAACTGTGGGTTCTTTTCCATTATATTAAGCATAACAGTTACATCTGTCTGTCTTAATTGTTCTATTTCGTTTTCTATCCGTTCTCTTTCCTGTTTGTTTTCATCATAATGTATGTATATGTTGATGGCTTCCTTTGTGCCCATCGCTAGAACAAAAGCCCAGAACACCGGGCCAAGACTTGCTATTGCTAGCCCGATTCCCCTTATTGCAGAAGCAAATTTACCCAAACCACCGGCAGCAGCACCGCCCCCTGCTAACATTATTCCGGTCATAAGATTTCCCGTAATGGAAAGTTCGGCATTAAGAAGCTTTGTTGCTGTCTTCCACAATAAAAAGGCGCCGCCAACCTTAATGGCGTATTCCATAAATGTAACAGTTGTCGTTGTTAGTGAGTATAGGGCGTCCTTGTTATCGTTAATCCACGTAGTGGCGTTTTTAAGTGCTTTTTTAATCCTGTCTTCGTATAAGTCAAATGCACCTATCAGGTAATCCTTTACAACTGAAACATATTTTTTGAGCGCTACCTGAACGGTGTCCAACGAATCAACGTATCTTTGAGTTTCACCATTAACATTTTGAAGTGTTTTAAGGAAATTTTCATATTGTGAAACATTGCTTTTAAGCACTAGGACAGACTTAAGTGCTCTTACATCAAACATTTCGGCTATTTCGTTCGCACTTATCTGTTGTTCATTCAACGCTTTTAATACGTCTATCAAGTCTGCGTTCATGGAAAGGCCAAGTTTTTTAGCCGCTGCTGCTGTTTTGACAAAAGCCATTTGCAATCCACGACCAGCAATACCAGCCTTGATACCAGACTGAGAAAGTATTCCTATCATGGCCGATACTTGTTCTACTTCATATCCCAATTGAGCCGCAAGCGGTGCAGCAAACTTCATTGCATCGGCCATCATTTCAACGTCTGTATTTGACCGAGTTATCGTACCAGTAAAAACATCTACCACTCTTGTAAGGTCGGAAACTTCAAGGTTGAATGCACGAAGTGTGTCGCTAACTATATCTGTTGCCCTTCCTAAATCAAGTTCCCCGACTTGTGCTATGGCAAGGGTGTCTGAAAGTGCTTTTATAGCCTCGTCTACCGTAAAACCCGCCCTTGCAAGATATCTAAGGGCTTCAGCAGCTTCAGCAGCAGACCAGATTGTTTCCCTTCCTGCCTTTCTAGCGGCTTCTGCAATATCTGCATAACCTTGAACAGTAGCCCTAGCTACAGCACCAACTTCTGCAACACTTTGTTGGAATTCTATTCCAACCGACATTGCCCTTCCTATGGTCTGGAGTGCTCTGTCCAAAATCATTAACGTTGCAGCAGTAGAGGCAACTGTACGGACAAAAGTGATTAACTTTTCGTGTGAAGCTTGAGTGGCTGCTGCTAGTTTTTTCTGCTTTGCTGCTGCTGTTTCAAGCGCATAACCATACTGGTTTGTAACTCCAGTGGTTTTTTGGATTGCAGTTGCAGTCCCCTGCATCTTAGCTCCACTGATTCCCATTGATGCTTCTAGTTTCTTTATTTGGGTTTCAGCCTTTAACGCAGCGGTGCCTATTCGCTCAAGTTCTTTAACTATCTTGTTCGCCCCGGTTGAAACTCCAGATGTATCAATGCTGAATCTTACGCCTGCCATGGCATCTCCACAAAAAAGCCCAGCTACTTTTTAGGTTTGCTCGGCTTTTCATTTTCTCGACCCTCACGTGGTTCCAGTAATTTTGGGTATAAAGTTTCTTCAATCAGAAGAATCTTTTCAAAATCTTCCCATGTAGTATCCCGTGCCCTGCATAAATCAATCGCTGAATCTATCTTAATTGGAGCAAGCCCATTAAATGATGATTCACGTCCGTATCTATGCAACCAATTCCAAAACTTCCATGCAATATAATTGTCTGGAAATAAATAGTCTGGTCTGGGGCATTCATCGCAAGGAGGTTCTTCTTTCCAAGCAGCATACAGTTCCCTGCATTCCTTGCAATCGAGTGTTGAGGAGGAACCTTTCTTTTTAGCGGTTCCCCCATACCACTCAGCCCATTCTATAAATTTGCTTTCGCTTCCTCTTCTTCCTTTAAACCTGATTCCAGAATCTTGTCTGCCTGTTCAAGCAACCAGTTTATTACTTCGGGGTCGCCCTTATAAACCAACATTTTATTTTCATCGGTACACTCAAGGGGCATTCCATCTTCGTTTTCTACCCCTTCCCAACCAAGGATAGTCTTTTTAATCTTCTGTGCTTTGAAAGATTGCTAGTCTGGTGTGTCTTCTATCCTCTGATTCTTTTCCCAAATCCACTTTCTACACGCCTTCAACAGGTCTGCATTTTCTGATTCGGTCATTGGTGATACTTGAAACTTAGCCTCGAATCCGTCGCGTAAAAAAGTTAACCATTGAACTGTTTTCTTTGTCCTTAATTTCATTACATTTCTCCCAAATAGAGCATCACTGCCTCGTGAGCATTGGTGCTTCCCCGGTGGTTAATAACGGTGTGGGAATACAAGATGCCGGGATTCATCTTGCCGCCGCTAAGCGTTTATCCCACACACATCGTTTTCTCTAAACCATAAAGCTTTTCTTCAAATTCTTGCCAGATAGAAATTGATGTTCTTCCATCTGGGGCCACTATGTCTATTCCGTGTTTCTTTATAAAGTCAAGACATCTTAGTCTAATGGTCGTTCGTTTAGCCCTTGTTGCAATGCTCTTATCAATCATTAGACTAGCCTTTTCTGGGTTGTCCCGGAACCACCTTTTCCTACGATCACTATTCTTTTTTCTTTCTTCTTCCGATGATAGTGTTGCCTTTGCCTTTGTTCTACGTTCAGCTTCTTTTTCTGGGTTGTTTCTAACCCATTCCCTCGTCTTGTTTGCAAGGTGTTCTTTCATTTCTGGGTTCTTTTCATAAAACAATAGTATACCAACCCTAGATTTTTCCCTGCTACCTTCTGTTCTACTCGTTTTTGCACATTTTTTGGTTCGTTCAAGCACCTCTTCTGGATGTTTTGCATTCCACTCTTTTGTCTTTATTGAATTATGTAACCTAGCTTCTGGGTGTTCTTCATAGTACTTTTTAACCCTATTGCTTTGCTCGGTTCTCATTTCTTCAGTAAAAACTGCACCATAACCTCCACGTCCACCGTCATCGAGATTGGCAAGAATTCCGGTATTGTTATTAATCCTTCCATAGGAAAAAATCTTTTTGATTTCGTAAGTAAATGCATCTTCTTCTTTTTTAAAGAACCTTAAAATTTTATACCGTAAGGTCTTACCTTCTGCTTTAATTTCTTTGATTATCTTATGCTTTATTTTGTTTTTGTCCTTTTTGTCTCCCATTCCCCAGTGTGACAAAACCCTATGGACTCCTGCCCCATTCACGGTTCCCTTTCCAATGTAAAATGGTTCTCCATTTGGTCTGCATAAAGCATAAATATAATAGTTATCGTTGCTATCATTTAAAAGATCAGATACTTCTTTTTTGGTCATCACTATCCTCCACAATAGTCTCCATTGTGAAATGGGGGATGGCGACTGGAGTATCGCTTTTCGGGAATGGCCCTATCCCCCATTTATTCAATTATCTCAATACTATATCCAAACTATCTTCACCATTTTGACCCATGGCTTTGTAATTTATTGCCATAGCCTGAGCCGCCCCGTCCTGACTTATTTCTGGAACTTCTATCTGTGCCCTTGGCATAACCAAGCTCATTATATAACCTTGCGTATCGCCAAATTTAATAGCAAGTTCTTTAGTCGTACCAGCAAAGCCCTGAGAAAAATACTGGACATCTGCTTTCCGTAAGTACAGTCCAAGGCTACCAGTAATGGAACGCTTGTCTTCCATATAGGCTTCTGGATAGGATGTGCCTATTTCATCAGTGATGTAGGTTTTGGGAGCGGAGATAGTTAAATCCATGCTACGAACCTTTGTGGCCACATCATTCAGATACACATCACTAAGTCTACTTTCAACCGCAGTCCCTATGGACGTTTCTGTTCCAAGATAACCCTTTATTACGTCATCGGTTGCCCACGCTGAATCTATTCCGCCGATGCTTCCAAGGGTCAATATGTTTCCGACAACAGAACTTATTTCATATCCAGCACCAGAGTTATTGTCTGCCTTTGTTTCATTCCAGATGTATGCTCCTGCTTTGAATATCTCCCCATCGTCAACATAAATAGACGTTGCGCTTGCAATGGAAGAGGTAGCCAATGCGCTTGTTCCCGCCCACACCATTTCCATTCCTTCGCCGCTGAACGTAAACATAACAGCGCCTTCGTTATTTATGGTAACGGCACAGTTATTCGCTGTGGCTCCCGAAATCCCGCGAATCAAATGATCGTCTTCAATCCAAATACTGACCGATGGGCTGTCGGTGTCTTGCTGATAAAAAATGCTTGTTAAAGTTACAATAGTATCACTTGTAGCTGCTGCGGCAGACGTTGAGTTGTAAGCCCTTGTCAACCCAGTCAGTGTTGCAGTTGTGCTACTATTTCCCTGGGCCAAGGTGTCATAGTAAATCTTTTCGCTTCCTATTGTTACCACTCCAACTTTAGGCAACCGCCCGTTGTCTATCGCCTTTAAAAGAATGGTTGCTCCACCTGCGAGTATTCCACCATCCAAAGAAGCTGTAGTCGCTGATTTTCTGCTTCCCTGAAGTGACTGAAATAACGCATCACCCTGCGGATATTCTGTAGTTCCAACCGTACCCGTCATTCTAAGGTACATCGGAATTGTCCATGTTGCTGGGCCTGTTGCACTCTGGAACTGAGCCAACACGTCAAGCGTATCACTCAATTCAAGGGAGTCAACAAATGCTGGCTTCTGGTTCATGGCGGCATTACCGGCAGATAGAATGAAGTCCGTACTAGGTGTAGGGAACTTCAGCGTTCCACAAGTATCTTCTATGCACACGAATACCCGTTGTTTTCTTGCTTTTCCTATATTTCCACAACTCATAATACTTTACCTCCTACCTTTTTCTATGTAGTCTGGGCCTTTGAAGGAGGCCTCTTTTGTTTATGCAAAATATACTAAACCCCCTGGTCTTTGTATTAGCTTTGTTTTAAAATAACTAACTCTAAAATTATCACTTTCCTTTGTTCTTATTGCCATCCTGTCGGACAATAAAGCTCTTACAGAACCAAAAACGACACCTTTAGTTCGATGAACTGCCCTTACGATATCAAAATGTCTAAACCCATTCTTTTCATTACATGTTTTAGTTGGATTGTTTTCCCAAATTTTAGTTCTCCTTGGCTGAATTCTCCAGTCCAACGATGTTATTATTGGAAGGTAGCATTTGCAGACAATGGATATTGCGTCATTAGAATGAGTTTTTTCAAGTCCAATATTTCTTCGCCACAAACTTGTCATCCAACCACAAACAGTGTCTATTTCAACACCAAGCACAGACAACTGTTCTTTAAGATATGTCTTTCCAGCCATTAGTCGTGCTGGATGCTGGAAACTTTTTGGTCTAAGATTAAGTTTCCACAAACCTTTATGTAAATCTTCATGGCATTTTTTGCATAGAGCTATGCCGTTGGCCACCCTATTTGAACCAACATCTTTCTTTTGTATAATATGGTGAACATACAGCTTGCCATTTACACCACAATGTTGACAGGTATGTCCATCTCTCCACAATACCTTCGCCTTCCAATTTCCACCTTCACATTCAGACTTATTGAACTCATTTCCATATAACTTACGACCAGCCGCCATTGATGAGGTATCAAACATTCCCTCTTCAACTATTACCCTGGTTATATGAATCCTTTTCATCATGTCTTTAAGCCAACGAATAATTGAATCTTTTCTTTGCCTAGCAGATGGAGTTGGGGTCATCTGTTTACGGTTATTGAACCTTGGTTGACGATTTCTAATTTTGCGACTTCTCCTATTTCGTCGGTACATTGCTCTTTGTATAATCTTTCTGCTTACATCTTGTCTTAGTCTAATTTCTCCAACAAAAACCACTTCTTGCGTATGCTCATTAACTATAGAAACGCCGACATATTTAGATCCATCGTCTATTCCAACGGTAAAATTTCCTGTTGGATTTTCAATAATCCCGTTTAGTCTAATTGTGAATGGCATAACTTGTAAAACTTTTGCCCTGCCAGCTTCAAGTAGTTTTCTTGCGCGCCTTGGTGTAGTTGGCAAGCATTGCATTCCCTTTGCATCTACTACAAAAACCCTAACTTGCTTTGTCTTTTGTTTATTTTTTAACATTTAAGTCATCTAATAAAAGTAAAACTTGCTCTCGGCAATGTTGGGATTGAATTGTTCGGAACTGAGCACATTCCGAAGTTCTTTTTAAATCCCTAACGTAGGACGCCATATTCACGGTAAATGGTCCGCTTAGTTCCGTCCTTAACCTCAAAGCAACCACCAAGTTAAGTGGTTTTGGACGTTTCGTCCAATCCATTTGTTCGCTTTTGGGCCTCGTTTAAATTATTCCAGTCATCCTTGTTAAACTTACACAAAGTTTTGCATCTACGACACTTTATTTCTATGTTTTCTGCGAAACCTATGAACAAAAGCTTTCCGCATACTGGACAGCAGTTACGAGGTAAATTCAACCGAAATACCTCCCAATTTTCCCCAGAATTCTGTAAGATTTTTTGTAGTCTTTTTCTTACATTCTTCCGATACGTTTGGCAGCAAATTTTTAAGACTGTCAAGAACCCGCTTTCCTTCTTCCAACCTTACCAACGCAAGCCAGTAATGGCAGAAAGCAAGAACGTCATTGTTGAATGAAAATACAAATCTGTTTCCTTTTGCCATCGGGTTCTGTTTCATTTGTTCATGGCTTACTATGTATTGCTGTGCCCCTTTTGCTATTAGAAAAGAATTCTGTGCCCATACACCAAATTCAACCATTGCAACATTCAGGTCAAGATCGTCTGGTCTCCTTTCTAGTCCCATGTGTAACCATTCAGATGCCTTGGCTTCATTTTTAGTTTTCATATACTGTCTTACCATAGTAAAGAATATCGAATCTTTTACTGTAATATCGTCTTTATGGGCAATATAAACTTCCCCTGCTTCGATTGACTTTTCAACTTCATCATTTACTGCATAGCATTGGCACAAGTAAAAATAGGTATCCCAATCCTCTGGATTCTTTTCAAGTCTGCTTGTAAGCATTTTAAGGATACGCTGTTTCTTAAGTTCTTTTTGTTCCGGTGTAAGGTCGTATCCATAATGCTTTAAATAACACCCTTCATATACACCACCCTTTCCCGTAGCAACTGGCTGGTTATGGACTGCGTTTTCGTAATGCACCATTCCACGTCTGAATAATCTTGCTGAATTGAACTGCATTACATTTTTGTCACCCGCCATGTCTCTTACTAATAAAAGAACCGTACTATATTGGTCTGGCAATTTTTTAAGGAACTTTTTAAACTTTTCTATGTCTTCGTCAAAAAAGAGTTCTTCATCTGCATCTATTGTAAATACAAACTTTTTAGTTGCATACCCAAGGGACTGATTGCGGTGTAACGAAAAATCATCTTCCCATGGATGGTCATAAACTTTAGCCCCATAGCTTAATGCAATTTCTTTAGTCCTATCTGTTGAACCTGTATCTACTACTATTATTTCATCTGCTACGTTCTTAATACTTTCAAGGCATCTTGGTAAGTTTTTTTCTTCATCCCGAACCATCAAACAGAAGCTTAACATAAACCCTCCCGGTCTATTCATTAACGAACGAAAACCATGGTATTATAACTACCCACCTTACAAAATTTCCTTCTATTCCAATCCTTTTTGAATACGGCCTTTCGGTATTTACACACTTAATATCTTTGTAATAAAACAACCCTTCTAGTGTGCTTAAATACCCCATTATGGTTGAAAGACCTTCGTTCTTCGGTCTGTATACGTTAATCATGTACGTTCCGTATCTTATGCTCATACCCGTGCTATTACTTCCTGCCACTTCACCTTCCGCTACAACATCGGGAACAAACAGTGGTTGAATATATGGTGTGGTTGTTTCCGTATCAAATTCATAGTTCTCTGCCTGAATGGAAGTGGTAGTCCACTGGGTGTAAATATAAGCATCTAGTGCGTTAAAAACTTCCTGAATTGTCATTCCCAACCAACCTTTTTAGCTTCTTCAGGGATATATATATTCTTAACTCTTTCTTCAGCCTGTGCGTAAATCAAGTATGGTCCAGTATATTTCCAAGAAGGGCTTCCGTATTCAACGTAACTTGAATGCGGTACATGGTTAGAAAACCAGACAGAACTATCGCCAAAATTCCAGTCAAAATTAGCAGCCTCCTGCTTTGAATAATTTGCCCCTGCCTGCGCCCTTGATTCGCTATATCTTGCCCCACCAAAGTCGCCATTATAAAAGTCTGTTCGTTCTGCATTAACGGCAACCCTATGACTTGCTACATAATTTCCTTTGTCAACAGGTGATGCTGCAATTTCAGAATCAAGCGTTCTAGTAACAACACCGTTAACCATTGCCTTTGCGTCTGCCTTTATGTCTTCTCCAATTCTCTGAAGCGTTTTCATAAATCCGGCAGCAGTAGTATCTATTGGATATTCTTTCAAGACTTTACCCATACCTTATAAAGCAATGTAGTTCCACCAGGGGCAAGTGCCTTAACCCTATCTATATAATATGTTACGCTACTAAAAGTCATTGTGTCATTTGGAACCGGAGCTACCGACAGTGATGCCGGTAACAGAAAATCTTCATCTGAACCAACACCTAGTGAAGCAGGCAACAACCCCTTTGTCTGTGCCCTTGAAACGCCCTTACACGAATACGTTTTAGTAGTCTTGGTATATGAATGTGTAAGGGTAGAATATGTTGAAGAAAGTGATGTCTGTGTTAAGACAACATCCCCACCATACTTTACTATTAAAGCGTTTGCTTTAGTTGCGAGGGCATCGTAGTCCATCAGTTCTCTTTTTTGGCTTTCTTTTCTATTTTCTTAACCAAATCGTAAAGGTTTTTCTGTGCTTCTTTTTTCAATGCTTCTTCCGAAATAGCCTTCTCTTCAAAAAACTTTATCTGTTTTTCAAGCGAAACTATTCTTTCGTTTGCCGCAATTAATCCCCTTTCAAGGGCTGCTTCTGAAGTCCTACCCATAATAATCTCCTAACACCTTATTAGCGTTCCAGTTTGCACTAGATATCCCCTTAAGTATCCATCTATTGCTTGGAATGCAGTTTTATTCCTACCGGGTTCATAACTTATATCTATCACGTCAATTTTTTCTCTACTCGTAAATGAATCTCTTCCAAGGTTTGGTTGTAGAATACCCTTGCTTACTATTTCTTCATAGGCTGCACGGCATTGGGCATTTGCGATAGCGTCTGGAACGGTAGCGTAGTCTATTACAACATTGTCTTCATCCGTTGCGTTTACACGTGGCCATTTTCTAGTTTGAGTGTTCAAATACTTTTGGCCCTTATACATTTTGGATTCGATGTAAGCCATGCCCCTTAAAGCCGCCGTTTCTTTGTCATAATTTATGGCATCACCCCACTCTGTTAAACCGTGGTTGGAACAGAATGTATCTATCTGTGCTATTGTTCTATATGAATTTGTTGAATCTACAGTAGGCATCACTTATTCCTTATTGGTAAAATGTCAATTAATTCATGTTTTGCACTTTCGTTTGTTGTAACCAAAACTGTTATCTTATAATTATGCTCAGCGACCCCACCCTTGACCCATATCCACGCTTTGGTTGAATCAAATTCGTTTTTTGATGTATCT